TACTGTTTCTGTTAATGTTAATCCTGGATTTACTACTACAACTACGATAAAATTCAATAAGTCTAATAGAAAATTAATAGCAGATCCTATTAATTTCACAGCAAGTGGAATTGTAACTAGTTCTACTTCTGCAGATATTATTGATACTATTACTGTACAGAATCATAACTTAAAAACAGGTCAAAAAATAATACATACATCCACAGATCCTTCAGTGGGGTTATTGGATCAGCAAGAGTATTATGTTTATGTAATTGATAGAGATACGGTTAAATTGGGTAATAGTAGATATAATGTTACAAAAGAATTTCCTGAATTTGTTGGTATAAGCTCTGCAAAATCTGGAACAATTAGTCCTATTAATCCTCCAATAGAGGTATATCAAAATTCGACTGTAAATTTTGATTTAACTGATTCTTCTTTATCATATCCTAAAAATGCATTAAGTTTTCCTGCTTTTAAATTTGAGATTTATACTGATAGAAATTTAACAGACAGATATGTTAATAGTGGTGGTTTAAGTGATATATTTGATGTTTCTTCAACTGGAGAAATAGGAGTTTCTTCGGATGCTAAAGTTAGCTTAAGAATAGATGAATTTACTCCAAAAGTTTTATATTATACTCTTACACCATTAAATGAAGAAGGTAATTTAATAGAAAATTCGGAGATTGCAACTGATAATGATGTTCATAATGGTAATGAAATAATAGTTAGGGACAGTCATTATACAGGTGACTTTAAAATTTTAACACCATCATTTAATACATTTACATATAGTTTAGGAGAAGTTCCTGAAAGATCTTCATATACTGAGGGTTTAGCTAAATTAAAGTATTCAACAATATCTCCATTTGCATATGGTCCTATTAGCGATGTTGAATTATATAAGACAGGAAAAGGTTATTCAATATTACCAGGAATTACAACTGTTAAGTCTAGATCTGGATCTGGAGCTATATTAGAAACATTTACGGAAAGTATAGGAAAAGTTAAAAAAACGAAAATTGATAATATTGGGTATGATTATCCTTCTGATTTAACGTTAGAACCTGAAGTTTTATTCCCTCAAATTTTAACTATTAAACCATTGACTGGATTTAAATCCATAGGCATCACTTCTTATGGTTTTGGATACAATACAGCTCCATCTTTAGTTGTACTTGATGGTAGCACTGGCAAATTGATTGATGATGTCAAATTAAGATATGTTCTTGATCAATCAACTGTTGATATATTAGAGAATACCAATGATTTAAGTAATACAGAACCAACTATTCTACCAGTAGGAAATCCAAATGGTATTAGAGCTTCAGATTTTTCTTATGATATTTCAACTCAAAAAGTAACTGTAACATTAAAGAATGCTTTTAGTACTGATTTTCCCTTTGCAGTCAATGATAGAGTTATTGTAGAAAATGTTAGTGTAGGTGTAGGTTCAACGGGATTGGGATATAATTCATCAGATTATAATTATGCTTTATTTACTATAGAAGATGTAACTTCAAATCTTGGTGGTTTATCAGGAATTGTAACTTATAGTATGGCTGGATTTATTGAGACTGGAAAAACAGCAGGTAATTTTGATTCTGCAGAATCTAGTGCTACATTGACACCAGAAAAATGGTTCCCTCAGTTTAGTTCTGTTTTAAGACCTAATGACTTTAGACAAGCAGAATCTATTAATAATGGAATATCAGTAGGAAAAGTATATAATTGGAATAATTTTACTAAAAAATTAATAGTAGAAAGTTCTGGTGAATTTGAAGTTGGTACTATTGTAAGATCTCCAGGAACAGGAGATGCTGGAATTGTTGCTGGTAATGTAACTAAAAAATCAAAATATGAATTGGATTATTTCTCTACTGTTGATCATGGTTGGAGAACTAATATTGGATTTTTAAATAATGAATCTCAAAAAATACATGATAATGATTATTATCAAAGTTTTTCTTATGCGGTTGGATCTAAAGTTCCTATTAAAGAATGGAAAGATGTTGTTAATACTTTAAACCATACTGCAGGATTTAAGAAATTTAGCGATCTTCAAATAGAATCTGCTTTAGATCCTTCAAAAGTTCTTACGCTTAAGCCAAGACCTGATACAACTATTACTAATAAAATTGATTTAATTAGTACATTTGATTTAAATTGTGTTGCTAATTTTGATTTAGCTTCTGAAAATCATCTTAGAGGATCTTCTGGGGAATATTCTGATGAGATTATCTTTAATACTCGTCTTATAACAGATTATACAGAATCTATTAGTAATAGAGTATTGAGTATTGATGATATTAGTGGACAATTTAATAATAATCCACGATCAACTCCTTATGCAGATGTTACACGTAATAGATTATCTGATAGTAGAGTTCAAAAGATTATAACTTTTGTTTCTGATAGATTATATACGACTGAAAGGCAAATAATGGTTAATACGGTTCTTACTGATAGTGGTAGGGGCGTAGCAATGATTAATTCATATGGTGCAGTAGATACTGTATTGGATTTAGGTACATTTGATTACGCTATTGATGGTGTAGATGGGGTTCTTAGATTCTATCCAAACAAATATAAATTGAACAATTATAATGTCGTTACTTGGCAGTATAATCTTGATGGTCTTGGAATTACTAATTCTTTAGCTGCAATAGGAAGTACGACACTTGGCACATCAACATCATCATCAGTAGGTGATTTAGTTAGTGTAGCAACAACTAATGTATTTGCTAATGCTGGAATTGCAAAAACATTTTTAACACTTGCTGGTATTGGTACAACTACAAAATCTAATACTAGAAGTGCTAAGATAATGGTTCAGGTTGAGAGTTCTAATGATAATGAAATTGAATATGATGAGTTAAATCTTATACATGATGGAACTAATGTTGAAGTTGTTGAGTATGGCCAATTATCAATTCATTCAGTTAATGATCCATATTCATCTGCAGGGAATTTGGGAACATATCATGCGTTTCTTGATGGATCTGATATTAAACTTACATATACCCCTGTAGCTGGAATAACAACTGCAAGAGTTAGTGCTTTAACTGTTGGTATTTCTTCAGAAGATTATGTTGGTGTTGGAACTTATGATTTATCATTTGGTCAAATGGTTACTAAGTCAACAACAATTGCTTCATCAGGATCCCCTTCAGCAGTTGGTATTGCAAGTTATACTGATGACTATGATGCTGCATATGGTATAGTTCAAATTTCTGATACAACTAATAATAGATACGAACTAGTAGAAGTTGTATTAATTGATGATGGCACTACAGTATCAATGACTGAATATGGTCAGGTTGATACTTTTAGTGGAACATTTACAAATGTAAGTGGGTTAGGAACAATTGGTGCTCAAAGAACCAATTCTGTTACTGAGTTGATCTTTACTCCTGCTGCAAGTATTAATGTAAGTGTTAAAACTTTCCTTAATAATCTTAGAATAGAACAAGATACTAATATATTACCAGCAAATAGAGAATCTGGTGGAGAAGCAGAGATAAATCTTGGTCAGGGAGAAGTACAAAGTCAATTTGGAATATATCAAGGTACTGAAGTATCTGTTAAGAGAGCTTTTGGTTTAACACATAAAACCGATCCAATATTTACAAAAGCTTTTGATGGATCTGATTCTACTAATATTGTTAATATAAGTGCAAATACGATTCAATTAACTAATCATTTCTTTACGACTGGTGAAGAAGTTGGATATGCATTTACCAGCACTGCTGGAGGAATTTCTTCTGCAATTGGTATTGGGTCAACAGATTTCCCATCAGTTGGTGTAGGAACAACTGATTTACTACCATCTTCCGTTTTTGTAATTAAAGTAGATGATAAAAAGATTAAACTTGCATCATCTGCTGCAAATGCATTAAGAGCAGTTCCATTAGAATTAGATTTAACTTCTGTTGGAATAGGAACTAGTCATAGTTTTGTCTCTAAAAATCCAAATGAGAAGGTATTAGTAACTATCGATAATATGATACAATCTCCAATTGCTGGAGCAGCTGTATCTACAACTTTAGCAACACTAGCTCCACTTGGAGACGATATAGTTTATTTTGCAGGAATTACTTCATTCTTTGGTGCAGATTATATTAAGGTTGACGACGAAGTTATGAAAATACTTTCTGTTGGTGTTGGTGCTACTAATGCTATTAAGGTAAATCGTGGTTGGTTAGGAACTAAACCTGTGGCTCATGCTTCTGGATCCTTAGTTAAAAAGATTAGAGGTGATTATAATATTTTAGATAATACAATTCACTTTATTGAAGCACCTAATGGTGGAAATCCAATTGCTACAACAACAAATCCACCTTCCTTTAGAGATTGGACTGGTATTACAACTTCTTCTAGTTTCCAAGGAAGAGTATTTACTAGATCTGGAGCTGTTGGAGCATCTACACACACTTATGCTAAAAATTACTTATATGATGATATATCACCTGGTTTTGATGGACAAACAAAAGATTTTAACTTAACAGTAGGTGGACAGAATGTTACTGGTGTTGCTACAAATAATGCAATACTTATGATTAATGGAATATTCCAAGGCCCAACTTCAGATTATAATTATACATTTACTGAAGAATCTAATACTGGAATTTCATCTATTAGATTTACTGGAACGGCAAGTTCTGTTTCTTATGATCCAAATAATGCAAATATTCCTGTTGGTGGAGTAATTGTTTCTATAGCAACTACAGAAGGTTTTGGATATCAACCATTAGTATCTGCTGGTGGTACAGCGATTGTTTCTACTGCTGGTACTATTACATCAGTAAGTATTGGTAATACTGGTTCTGGATATAGATCGGGTATTCAAACAGTTAATGTTGCAATTAGAACAGAAAGTATAAATGCTGGTGGTATTACTACTATAGGTGTTGCTGCAGTATCAGACGGTCATGTAACTGGAGTTACAATTCAAAATCCTCAGTTCTTCTATAAACCAAGAAATATTATTAATGTTGGATATAGTTCAGTAACTGGTATATCTACAATCACTACATCTACAACACATGGGCTAAATATTGGTGATGAAGTTGTTCTTTCTGGAATAGCATTTACTTGTGATTATGCGGCAGCAGTTGGGATTCAAAGTGCAGTATATAATAATACTACTGGTATTATGACAGTTACAACTTCAGCTGCTCATGGATTAT